GTTCTTTCCTGCTAGTAGAGCCCTACTCTACTACATTTTCTGTAACGGGGTTTCTGTCCCCATAAAAACCACTCAAAGAGTGGCTGGATCTCCGCGCCAAGGCACACGCCAAGCTACTGGAGCTCCTGTGAAGAATCCTAATTGGAAATCTTCAGCAACGCTAACAAATGAATGAAGTGCAGGATAATCATCACTTGCTATATCCCATGAACAGAAGACCAAATGAAAGTGCATGTCTGTTCCAATTGGAATACCCGAAGTCACATCAGCGATTTTTCCTATAGTGAAGCGAACATTATCGTAGTACGGTAGTTCTACTTCAACAACAGGATTATTATGTACATGTGTGGCATGTGCGCCATCCCACATGTTATAAAACTCGTTGACCCATTCTCTTTTACGGAAATCTCGTGAAGCAGTTATATCACTCAATATATTCTCATCACGGAAAAATCCAGAAGAGTAGGGATTTCTTTGAACAGTTAGGATATTATCTCGAGATGAACCCTCTCGAAAATATTTCCAACGCAGTCCACCTCTTCGACAAGCGAAAGCTGGTGTGATATAATTCAAAAGAGTCATGTGACAGTAATTATATTTCGTCGGATAAACCGGGACTGAAGTTTCGTCGACACCTTGCGGTGCATATCCGCGATAGTATGGAAAGTTACTATTGTTAACATTATATACTATCTTCTGTCCTGAGATGTCAGGACAATAGGTCGTGTGATATGCATAACGTTTAAGGCATTGTCGGAAACTTGTAACAGGATCCCCTATGAAAACACTTGATGTGTGATCATCTGGAGACATTGTTGCAGCCATAGAAGTAGATGCTTCCATCTTCATGGGTTCGTCTTCTGCCTTTGTCAAATCGGCATCTGGGTGAGATTCATCTTTCTCACCCATTTGGGATTGGAAAACCCCTCTCTCACTCTCTGCTATATGTACAGATATATCTCTATGATGTCTTTCTATTTTATTATACAAACGTGAAATAAATACAAGAATTAAAGATACAAGAGCTGTTGAGAAAGAAGTTAGAGCTGTATTAAGAGATAGCTCTGATTCTGGTATCTCTCCTATTTGTGGGGTGAATTTCTCACCCATTTGTGGAGCAAAATAAACCAGATCTTCCAAAGCTTCTGAGTCAGGAGCGAATACTTCGAAATCGTCCCCAGCACTGATAAAAACATTGACTCGGATATCATTATTGGCTGTTGAGTTAGGCACAGTTAACTTATTTACGACATAAACGGAAAGAATTCCGTTTCCATTGACATACGGATCTGATGTCAATGGTGCAATACTCCAGGGTATGTCATCAATCCCAGGTTTGCGATGTTGCATAAGAGAACGTGCTTGACCCCAGCCAATATCGACTGTAAAGTCCCGTTCTTTAGCCAAATCAATGATATGAATATAGTTCGTATTATATTCATTTGTCAGTGGGAAGGATGGATCATATGATATTTTCATCCTTCCTTTGTGAAATGCGGAAGCAACAACTTGAAATCGAAATTTAATTGTTCCTCTCCAATACCTAAACGGCAAAGCTGCAAAACAGCAAGCCGGAAAGTGCAATTCATTTGGCGTACCAGCCAATTCATTCCACAATACTGGAGATACTTCAGTATTCCACAATATTTGCTCTGACACAGAAGAGACCGGCCAATTGAATGTTGTCAAATAGGATTCTCTCATGGCAATAGACTTGATTGTCATCTCGTCAGCCCCACCTAGCCCAAAAGTCCTGGGATCTATGGTGAGTTCCTGTTTTGCATCGAGTGTTAGCTTAGTCGACGTATCGGGGACATTGGTATTGGCAATGTTACCCATATACGTAGGCTTGTAAGGTTGTATATCGGCCAATTCAACTGGACGACTATACCCGAACATTGAAGCTACACCAGACACAGCAGAAGCTGCCATCTGAGTTGCTTTAGCAAAAGGAGCTATAGGGGGAATACTTTCAAGTGCCCCAGCAATCTTCGCAACAAGTCCAGCCGGTTTTGAAATGGGACCATTTCCATATTCATCTCCTGCCTGGGCATGAAATACTTCTCCCAATTGCGCTGACAGAGCAAAAGGCTCATTAGCTGTGGGTATTGAAAGAGATACTTCTTCTGCCCAAACAAAGACTGAGACGGAAATAGGATCGGTACCTTCATTGGCATGCTTCAGTGTTTGCATTCCATGAATATGTATATCTCCCATTTCACGCCATTCCTGCGAAGGAATACGCAATGCATTCTTATACCAGCAAAACGGTAACGCTAACGTTCCGCCTTGACTGGTTGTAGGATCCAGAAAGACATGTGGTCTTTGCGAAGCAGCAACCACATCTTGGATAAAGAATGCTCGATCCTTCGTGAAAGCGTCTAAGGTGTGTAACGGTGTATATGAAGCAATAGCTCTGCCATAGTAAAATCCATTCCCGTTAATAACGAACTTTACTTTTAATTTGCATCTCAACAAGTAATAATTAGTTATCCTGTTGATAACTCTCGGATTTTCAAAGAACAAGGTCCAAGGGTTGAATGTGACAAAAAGATTTTGTCCCACTCCCCAAGTATAACTTGCAACTTTGACCGGACGAGAAAAGAAATTCTGCAACTCTGCATCATTTGTGTCAGCATTCTTAAATGTGACATCGGGTGTAGAATCGACAGTATATTCCCAATCTTGTGTTTGATCTGCAAAAGAAAGCGTTTGATGCTTTGCTTCGTGGTTTTCCTCGTTTATCGTAATATTAAATCGTGAAGCAAGTCTTCATTACTCAATGTACTGGTAGACTTAGTCCAGCACTGAGGTGTCAGCCTTGCGTAGTAGCGAACTACTCCCCTAAATAGGGGTATCATACGAGGATGATGCTCCACTGTAGAGCCTAGCAACAGGTCTTGACTGACCTGCGACCTGTTGTTGGTAACCAGGTACAGTGGGGACCCTTTTGGCGTTTGCCCGCGGTGTCCAATACGGGCAGAGGGATACTTTTAACGTCATTCCAGGACAGAGCCAAAGAAGCTAATCCATTTTCCCTTGGATGTACTTCTCCTTCCATCTATCCATTTGATGAGCAAATGAATTATGGATCTCTTTGCAACCATGGTCAATCTGTGCCAAGGTTGCAATCTTGGCGAGCTCCACTCGGCGTTGTTCGTACAAGGTTTCTCCGTGAGGTACATATTCACGGAGTGCTCCATCGATGCACTGCATTGCCTGCTGTTCCTTGGTTATTGCCTTGGAACGCAAATTGGAATGCAAACTCTTCATGATCGAGAGTTCATCAAGAGCACCCATGTACAAACCCGTCTCTTCGTTGAAAACGTTCTTCCGTTTCAACAAATCGGCATCTTCGTCAGTCATATATGGAGTCGGTTCAGACTCCTTGTCCGGCATTGTAAATTTCATATCATGTTCCTCCAAAAATTGGGCAACAGAGATATGATTAAATTCATCAAAACCCTTCCGCACAGAAGATTTGGCATCATCACCATAAGTGATCAACGCACAAACCTTCCGAAATTCTGGTAAGTATCGACGATTCTTGCAAATCGAATAATACGAACACCGGAAAAGAAGAGAATTGACAACGGAATTGATGTACACTGTAAGATTTTGTCCAGAAGGATTAGATCCATAGTGTTGAATCAAATCACCGTTGTATGCCATGACGGGATAACAGACATCAGTAGCTATTCCTCGCATGATAATCACATCACGCTCGGAATAATTGCCTGATGCCACAGCGATGTCGATCAAAATGCTGAAAGCCGCAAACATTACTTGAGCTGGCATTCGAAGATCATACTTCGAATAATCTCCAGCCAAAATGCGGTCATCACCAAATTTCTTCACATGGCGTGCTAATTGGTCCCATTCAGGACCTTGGGCATTGATACCCACAGCACACTCCGAAATCAACGGAACCATGGAAAGAAACCTAGCGACAGGAAGAAAATATTTCCTGATCAACAACTGTAGAGCTATTGGCGCACCATGAAATACTCGCACTTTATCCTTTGTGAGTTTCGTGGGTTCGTCTTTTAGACAGGCTTTAAAGATGGGATATGCCCTCTCTCCTTTGAGATAAAGCTCTTCCATCTCATAAGCCACTATCCAAAATCTAGAATCCAACTCAGCAGGACATTGATGTGTCGGGTAATCCTTGGGATCCAAATACGTCAAGTACTTGCTCTTTGACCCTGCTAGCGGATATCCAATAGATGTGGTCGGAGGCATCTTATCGATAAACCTCTTTCCATCTCTACCACAAACAGTTTCCATTTCTGTAAGTGGTCGAATATCCACTTTCAAGCCTGGTATTTCCTCCAAGGCAATCATCAATGCTGATTTGTAGTCAGCAATCGCTTTCTCCAACAAGGAACCTTCAACTCCAATTGAGGGTTTCGTGGAATACGCGAGAGAAGCTTGCCAAGGGTAACCTTTCTTGAATTTGGGACCCCCCCATTGCTGGGGTACTCCACAAATATCAGCGACCAGGCCAGAGATAATTGACTCTTCTACGTCACTGTGATACGTTGCACGACCAGTGCATTGCCCATAGTACTTGCAATTTGTTCCTTCCGGAAGAAAATTGACTGGACTCTTGGGGTGTACTTCAGTAGACTCAAAGAATTGCTTATCATATAGTTTCTTGGGCATAGTGCCGGCACTCTTCGAAAGAAGAACACCTTCTACTCGCTCCAATTGACTGTATGCAGCATTCAATGCATCAAGAGACAAAAATCCCGAACATCCC